CTGACCTTCCGACCCCCGGCCGAACGAGGGGACGGCCGGGGGTGCGGGGTCGTCCCCTCTCCACGATCCACCAACTGAGGACACCACGTGACCACCGAGAGCATCGACCAGATCGATCAGCACATCGCCCGCTTCACCGCAACCGTCCTCCACCAGGCGCTCCTCGAAGGCACTGCCCGCTTCTGGCGACGACGCGCGGAAGAGTTCGCCACTGTCGGAACACCCGACTGCGACCAGATCGCCCAGGCGTGCCACCACCACGCCGACCTCATCACCACCACCGGGCTCGACGCCGCAGCCGAGGACACCCTCGCCGCGCTCGCCCACTTCATCAGCACCGCTCCGGAGCGTGCTGCATGACCGAGGCAGCAGCCCGCACCATCTCCGACTGGCTCGGCTACCCACCGCCACCACCCGAAGACCCCCCGGAGAGCCTCACCATCGCCCCCCAGGACCCGCCAACCCAGCGGGTCAGGCTCACCCCGGCATCCCAGATCCGCCCACGGCGCGTCCGGTGGCTCTGGGAGGGCCGTATCGCCTACGGCACCCTCGCCCTCCTCGCCGGCCGCGAAGGGCTCGGCAAGTCCACCATCGGCTACCACATCGCCGCCCAGGTCACCCGCGGCACCCTCGACGGCGAAGACCACGGCCGCCCACGCTCGGTCCTCGTCGCCGCCGCCGAGGACTCCTGGGAACACACCATCGTGCCCCGCCTGATCGCCGCCGACGCCGACCTGGACCGAGTGTTCCGGATCGACGTGATCACCGGAGATGAGATGACCCTGGGGATCCGGCTACCCCGGGACTTCCTGGAAGTGGAGGAGCAGGCGAATCTGGTCGACGCCGGGCTACTGATCCTGGACCCGCTGATGTCGGTCATCGACGGGCGTCTAGACACCCACCGCGACCGCGAGGTCCGCACCGCCCTGGAACCCCTGGCGTCGCTGGCCGACCGGTGCCGGATGGGGATTCTCGGACTCATCCACCACAACAAATCCGGGTCCACCGATGCGCTCCAGCTCGTGATGGGATCCAAGGCCTTCGCGGCGGTCGCCCGGTCGGTCCACACCTGCATCCCCGACCCCGACGACGACACCCAGGAGCGGCGCCTGTTCGCGACGAGCAAGAACAACCTCGGCCGACTGGACCTGCCCGTCCTGGGGTTCACAATCACGTCCCACGCAGTGGAGACCGAGGATGACGGGGTGGCCTGGACTGGCCGTCTGGTGTGGACCGGGGAGGTGCAGGGCTCGATCCACGAGATCATGTCCCGGTCGGCCGACCCGGAGCGCGGCGTCGCCGACGAGGTGACGATGTGGCTGCGGGACTACCTGACCTCTCAGGGTGGTTCAGCCACCCGCAAGGACATCGACAAGGCGGCGCGGACCGAAGGCTACTCGATGCGGACCTTGCAACGGGTGGGCCGGGAGCGGCTCCGGATCGTGCTGTCATCGGACGGTTTTCCGCGTCGGACGTACTGGTCGCTGCCTGAAGCTGATCCGAACGCCGATTCGCAGTCGCGCCACAGTCGCGCCAACGTTGGCGCGACTGGCGCAACTGGCTCTGACCTGCGCAAAGATGGATCATCGTCCATGACTGACGGGACTTCGACCTCGGTTAACTCGCCAGTCGCGCCAAACTCGCATTTCACAAGTTCACAACAGTCGCGCCAAGCCCTTGGCGCGACTGCTCCAGTCGCGCCAGTCGCGCCAAACTTGGCGCCACTTGGCGCGACTGGCTCTGACCTGCACAAACGCGAGAACGCCCCCCCACTAGCCGCCGACTGGCAGGGCCCCATCCCCACCTGCCCCGACTGTGACTACCCCGTCGACAGCACCGGCCACGCCACCATCTGCGACACCTAAGGAGACACATCCATGCCACGCCGCACCAACCCCGTAGGGGAATCCCATCGCACCGCCAACATCCACGCCCCTCACCGGCAGTGGGACGACCCGGGCACGTGGCTGTGGGCTACCCCGGACCAGCCGGCCAGGGTGGTGTTCCGAGACCTGGTGGTGTCCGAACCGGTCAGGGATGACCGATGGCGCTGGGCGCACCTTGATCACGTGGGGGGCCGGTATGTCATCTAACGATCCGGTTGTGGGAGAACGCCCCCGTTGGCGCGAGTTGCGGCCTGTCGCGTCGCTAGCTCGGTCAGCTCAGCGGCGGCCGCTATCTCACGCCAGGTGTGCCCTGCCTCCCGGGCTTGTACGATCAGCCCGTCACGTCGGTGGGCAGCGGCCACGGCGGCGCGCAACTCTTTCAGGGTCTCGCTCATGGCAGATCAGGGTTCCACAGGCCGAGTCGCCCGCGGGTCGGGATCGGGTGGTCCAGCCACCCCACCGGCTCCACTTCCCACGCCCACGTGTCGGGGTCGAAGTCTCCAAGAGACCGCTCCACAGGCCCGACCTCGACGGCCATCGCACGCTCGGCCCGTACGACCGGGTTGGGGGCGGCAGCGAAGTGATCGAGGTACTCCACGACGGCTTGGTAGCCACCCCAGCGGGTGCCCTTCACGCGGGTGTTGGTGGCGGCGTCGTGCCACAGGGCGAGGAGCTTGTCTTCCTTCACCTTCCACGCGTTGGTTTGGCGGGGGAATAACAGAAAATCTGCCTAAATCAAGGGGAAATAATGTCGCGTCGCCGCCCAGCACCATCCCAACAGACCCTCGAAGCCGAACGCCAAGTCCTCGAAATGCGACGCGCCGGGATCGGCATCGCCGACATCGCACGCCGACTCAACATCCCCAAGTCCACCGCCATGTCCCGCTACAAGGCCGGCATGGCGCGCACCCTGCGCCAACCAGCCAACGAAATCCGAGAACTCGAAACCGACCGACTGGACCGCCTCCAAGTAGGCCTCTGGGCCGCTGCCGTCAGAGGAGACCTAGGCTCCATCGACCGAGTACTCCGCATCATGGAGCGACGAGCACGCCTCCTCGGACTCGACCACGCAGACGGCATCGCCGAACGGGCCCTCCGCATCGAACAAGACAAGGCCCGACTAGTCGCCATCGCCTTCGGCCGGGCACTTGACGCCGTGCAACTAACCCCCGAACAACGCGAAACCATGACCCAGGTTCTCCTTCAAGAACTAACCGCCATTGGCGAACTCGACCCCGAGCAAGCGGAGACCGACACATGACCACAGGGACATGCACCCACTGCGGTGCCGCCACCACCGACCACCTGGCGCTCTGCCCCCGCTGCCAAACGACCCTCACCGTGGCGCTCGTCAACGTCCCCGCCTACCGGGCCGACCTCGAACGAATCCGACCAGGAGAGCGGGTCCGACGCCGCGGGGTGCACACCTCGACCCCGCCGACCCGGCTCGACCCCCCAGTCCGGGACCGGATCGCTGAAACGATGGACGCCGTGGACTCGACCATCGCGACCTGGTGCCGCGCCCTGGCCGACCGGCCCACCATCACCGCACCCCCGACCGGGTACCGCCTGCAGTGCGCCTGGCTGGAGCAACACATCGCGACCATCGCAACGCTGGAGTGGGCCGCCAAGGCGCTGCGGGACCTGCTGGCCGCCGAGCGGCTACTCCTGCGGGAGCTGGACCGCTCCGATACCGGCTGGTATGCCGGCCAGTGCGGCAACGTGTTGGCCGAGGAGCGTGTGCACGACGGCCGGACGTGCGCTTGCGGCTGTCACGACGGCGGGCCGTGCGATACCCCGGACGGCGGGTGCCATCCAGAGCAGGTGCTCATCCCGGCGGTGGTGTGCGAGCGGGGCCTGTACGGAGTCCCGGGTCACGGGTGGGTCCGCTGTCCGGAGTGTGGGTCGACGTGGGACGCGGGCGCTCGCCGGGCGATCCTGCTGCGGGAGGCCCGCCACGAAGTGGCGCCAGTGGCGGTCATCGCCCGGGCGGTGGTAGGTCTTGTCGACACCGAGGTGTCGGTGGAGAGGCTGGCCAATCGGATCGACCAGTGGGTCCGGCGGGGTCGGCTCTCCGACCTCGGGGTTCGGGTGCTAGACGGTCAACCTCGGCGGGTGTACCGGCTCGGGGAGGTCTTCGATCTGGTAATGCGCGAGCACGCCGAGACCGAGGTGCGTGCATCGGGCGTGGCGCCGTGTTAGCCTCCTGTCAGGTTGGATGTGTGCTTGTCATGCCCGGATCCGGACGGTGACACCGTGTCTCACACAGACTCCGAGTTCGTCACTCACCTCCGGCGCATCCTGCTGCCACACACCGTCGAGAGCCGGTGGACGACTCCTGGCGCACTCGCTCAGCACATCGACCCCCGGACCGTGCAGACCCCGGCACTGGACATCATCGACCGCGAGCTGGTTCACGTGACCAGCGAGCCAGACGGCCGGCTCATCGTCACCATGGCACCCCAGGAGGGCAAGGCGCTGGCGCTCGACACCCCAGTCCCTACGCCCACAGGTTGGACCACGATGGGTGACCTACGCCCCGGCGACCGGGTTATCGGCGGCGACGGTCGACCGTGTTTCGTGACATGGAAGTCACCCGTGTGGGCTGACCGTGACTGCTACGCAGTTACTACCGGCGATGGTGAGCGAATCGTGGCCGACGGTGCGCACGAATGGGTTGCTCGCCTGGCCCGTCGGCGGTCGGTCCGCGTCGTTGAGACCGTAGAACTCGCTCGACCTCGGCTGAAGAAGGCGCAGATCCTCACGGCCCCCAATGGCCTCGTTCTACCGGCCGCAGACCTTCCCCTCGACCCGTACGTCTTCGGCGTCTGGCTCGGTGATGGAAATAGCGACGGTCCCCGCATTACCTGCCACCCCGCCGACATTGCGATCCGAGATCGCTTCGCAGCAGTGGGCTGGCCGCTGCGTCGCCTTAGCGAATTCTCATGGACAATGACGCCCGACAGCTACCGCCGCGGAACCAGCCCCGCAAAGGCCGCGCTCCGCGCCACAGGCGCACTGGGTGACAAGCACATACCGGCCGCCTACCTTCGCGCTAATCGTGTCCAACGCCTCGCCCTCCTGCAAGGCCTCATCGACTCCGACGGGCACGTGATGCCGAATGGCCAGGTTGAGTTCGTCTCGACCAGCCGTCGCCTCGCCGAAGGTGTCCGCGAGTTGGTCAATACCCTCGGAGCCAAAGCGGTCCTCACCGAGGGCCGTGCCACGATAGACGGCCGAGACTGCGGCGCGACGTACCGAGTCCGGTTCTATCTCGCGGACGCTGCACACCTGCCCCGAAAGGCCGAGCGGTGTAAGGATTCATCGGTCGCATCGGTCCGCTACGTCACCGTAGAACGGTGCGAGTCTGTAGCGACAGTCTGCATCGAGGTTGACAGTCCGGACCACACCTTCCTAGCGGGCCGCACCATGCTCCCCACGCACAACAGCACCCGCGTAGCCAGGGACTTTGTGCTCGCCGCCCTCATTGATGACCCGGACCGCCGAGTCGTGGTCGCCTCCTACAGCCAGAGCTTGGCCAACCGTAACGGCCGATCGATCCGCCGACTGATCCAGGGGCACCCGGAACTCGGCCTCCAGATCGCCCCCGATAACGGCGCCGCCAACGACTGGTCCATCAGCGGCCGTGACGGCGGCGTGTTCTCCGTCGGCGTTGGAGGCGGGCTCACCGGCCGCCCCGCCGACCTGCTCATCATCGATGACCCGATCAAGGACCGAAAAGAGGCTGATTCCGAGGCTTTCCGGTCCCAGGTCTGGGACTGGTGGACCGACGTGGCGTCCGCCCGACTAGCGCCCGGCGCGCCGGTGGTCATCATCATGACCCGCTGGCACGAGAAGGACCTAGCTGGGCGGCTACTGGCTGAGCCGGACTCGCCGTGGCGCTGCCTCAACATCCCGGCCCAGGCTGACCATGACCCCGCCAAGGGTCAGACCGACCCGCTCGGCAGGCAGCCGGGCGAGTTCATGGTCTCAGCCCGCAGACGATCGACGGCGCAGTGGGAAGAACGCAAGCGTGCCGCCGGTCCCCGGAGCTGGCAGGCCCTCTACCAGGGCAGACCCTCACCTCCCGGTGGTCGGATCTTTCACCGCGGCACTTGGCGGTATTACGACATCCCGTTATGGCTGGTCCGTGAGGACGGTTCTCGGATCGTCACCGGAATGGATGACCTCATCCAGTCATGGGACATGACCTTCAAGGACTCCAACGGAGCCGACTACGTGGTCGGCCAAGTATGGGCCCGGCGGGGTGCTGAAGCGTACCTACTAGACCAGGTGCGTGGGCGGTGGGACTTCCCGGAGACCTGTCGTCAGTTCGTGGCGCTCACCGCCCGATGGCCTCAGGCTTTGTTGAAGCTGATCGAGGACAAGGCCAATGGCCCCGCCGTGATCGCCGCCCTCCGCCACCAGGTGCCGGGGATTGTGCCGGAAGAACCGCACGGGTCCAAGATCGCCCGCGCCGAGGCGGTGTCGCCGTTCACCGCGGCCAAGAACGTGTTCCTGCCCGCCCCCGAGCTGGCGCCCTGGGTGGGCGACTTTGTGGAGGAAGCGGCAGGGTTCCCCACCGCCGAGCACGACGATCAGGTGGATGCGGCTACTCAGGCGTTGAACCGGATCCTGCTACAGCCGCTCACAGCCGGGCAGATCGTGACCGCCGAGCAACTCGAACCCGACCTGGCCGACTTCGGAGCGTATGTGCCCCGGGCTTGACCGACACTCCCCTGGGAGGTGATCAGTGGACCTCCTCGAAGCGATGGTGTCCTCTGGCATTCCCACCGATATCGCCGAGTCCTCCCTCGGAGCGATGGAGCTGGCGATCGATGATGTCGGTTGGGACCGGCTCGCTGGCCGGCTTAGCCGGGAGTTCTCCGCTCACGGCCGCAACCGAATGGTTGAGGTGTGCCGGATGTTGGCGGTTTCCCACCCGCTGATCAAGCGTGGCCTGACCATCCGGATCGGGTACATCTGGGGGCAGGGCGTGCAGGTGCAGGCCCGAGACCCCGAGGTTGCCGAGATTGTGGCCCGGTTCTGGGCCGACAATGAGCACTCTTTGTCCGGTTCGCTGGCTCAGGAGGAGTTAGAGCGGGCGCTCGGCACCGACGGAGAGGTGTTCCTGGCCGCGTTCACGAACCAGACGACCGGCGCGGTCCGGGTGCGCTCCGTTCCCGCCTCGGAGGTCGGGGAGCCGGTGTGCAACCCCGACGATCGAGACGAGCCGTGGTTCTACCCACGCACCACCGGCCGCACTACGGTCTACCACCCCGCGATCACCTACCGCCCATCCGGCGACCGACCCGAAAGGGTGGACGGGCAGCCGGTGCGGTGGGATGCGCCGATTCTGCACGTCCCGGTGAACCGGCTTGATGGTTGGCAACGCGGCATCCCGGACGTGTATGCCTCGGTGGCCTACGCCCGGATGTACGCCGACTTCCTCATCGACTGGGCTGGGATCGCCCGGGCCTTGTCTCGGTTCGCATGGCGCATGTCGGGCGGCAACAAGCGTTCGGCCCAAGCTGCGGCGGCCGCACTCCGAGCCGCCTCCGAGGTTCAGACCACCTTGCCGGCTGGGGTGCCGCCTCTAAACGGCGGAGCCCCGTTGACCACCGGCCAGGCGGCCATCGGATCACAGGGCATGGGCTCGTTGGAGGCGATCCCGAAGTCCGGCGCCACGATCGACTCGGATTCCGGGCGGCCGTTGGCTGCGATGATCGCTGCTGGGCTGGGGTTGCCGGTCACGATGCTGCTGGCCGACCCCGGGGTGACTGGCGCGAGGGCGACCGCGGAGACGTTGGATAAGCCGACGGTGCTGGAGATGACGATGCGCCGCATGTTGTGGCAGTCGTCGCTGACCACGCTGATCGAGTACGCGATCGACCAGGCCGCCCTGGCCCCTGTCGGCGTGTTGAGTGGCACTGTCGAGGATGACGGCTGGGGAATGGAGCATGTCCACCTGGCCGGCGACACCCCCAAGACTCTGGATTGGTCTTGGCCGCCGCTGGACTCGCTGGACCCTGTGTCACTGATCGGGGCGATCGTGTCGGCTTCCACCACCGAGCTGGTGCCGGACCTGACCCTGCTGCGACTGCTGCTGGACGCGTTGGGTGTGAAGGACGCCGACGAGATCCTCGACTCGGTGACCGACGAGCAGGGCCGCCTGGTGCGGCCCGCCGTGACGGCTGGGCAGGCCGCCACCGAAGCGTTCCGGCGTGGACAGGACCCCGCCGAGGTCGTCTGACATGGCGGTCACACGGTCCACTCTGCGACTGCAGCGCGAGCTGGACGCGGCGGTGACGGCAGTGTTGGATGCGCATACCCGGGAGGCGACGGCCGCCTGGGTCGCTGCCTGGGATGAAGTGGCAGTGGCACTCGGCCCACTGCTGGTCGACATCCTCACTCAGCACCCCAATGGGGTTACCGGGGCGCAGATGCGCCGGGACCGGCGGCTGCAGCGGATCCTCCGGGCAGCCGCGGTCAAGCTGGGACTCCTCTCGGAGCAGTCCCGAGACCGCATCGTCGCCGACCTGGCAGCGGTGGTCGCGGCCAGTGCGGCCGCTCAAGGCGACATCATCGGCTCCCAGCTTCCCGCCGATGGGTTGCAGGTCCTCGGTTTGGAGGAGTGGCCGCAGGCTGATCAGCGGCAGTTGGACGCGATCGTGCAGCGGGTTGCCGAGCAGGTCACCTCGGCGCATCAGGCGTTGAGTGCAGCCGCGTCCGCGGTGCTAGGGCAGGAGCTGGTCCGTGGTGTCGCCGCCGGGTTGAATCCCCGATCGGTAGCCGCGCGGATCATGGCGCGTGTCGAAGGTGCCTTCAATGGCGGGCTCACCCGCGCCTTGATCATCGCCCGGACCGAGATCTGTGACGCCTACCGCGTCGCATCCGCGGCAGCCCAGGCGGCCAATGCCCGAGTGCTGGACGGGTGGGTGTGGGTGGCGGCGCTGTCCAACCGGACCTGCCCGTCGTGCATCACGATGCACGGGACCGTCCACCCCCTGTCCGAAGCGGGGCCGAACGACCACCAGCAGGGTCGTTGCACCCGGGTGCCGAAGGTGAAGGCGTGGTCGTCTCTCGGGATCGCCACCCCCGAGCCGGAGTCGGTGCTGCAGGACGCGGCCGCGTGGTTCGACTCGCTGTCCAGCCGGGACCAGTTGGCGATCCTCGGCCGGGCCAGATGGGACGCATGGCGGCGCGGGGACTACCCGATGAGCCGGTGGTCCCAGGTCCGCCACACCGACGGGTGGCGCGACTCCTATGTCCCGAGTCCGCCGCCAGCCAGCGCGACCCAAGCCGCCGCCTGACCTGGCAATCCACCCCCACCCCCTTCTCCCGGAGGTTCACCCCATGCCGCAACAGATTCGCGAAACGACCGGCACCCTCACCCCCATCGACGCGCCGTCCGGCCGGATGCTGGTTGCCGCGATCAGCGTGGGGCGCGGGTCGAGCGGCTACTACTCCGCCGACGTGCTCCGCGAGGCTGCGGAGAACCGGGTCATCCCGGCCGGCACCCCGATGTTCTTGGACCACCCGTCCCTCTCACAGCGCCGGGACCGGCCCGAGCGGTCGGTTCAGGACATGGCCGCGGTGTTCACCACCGATGCCACGTTCGACGTCGCCGAGTCGGCGCTGGTCGGCGACGTGCAGGTGTTCTCCCCCTACCGGGAACGGCTGTCCGAGATGGCTCCCCACCTGGGGCTGTCGATCCTCGGGTCGGCGACCGACATCACCGTCGGCGTGGTCAACGGGGAGCGGATGCCGATCGTGGAAGGGATCGCCCGCGTTGATTCGGTGGACTGGGTGACCCGCGCCGGGCGCGGCGGCCGAGTACTGGCCCTGCTGGAGTCGGACCGGTTCCTGCGAGAGGCAACAGCAGATGACCGGGCCCTGCAGTTGACCTCGGCCATCCGGGCGCGACATCACGCCCCGGGTGAGTACGCCTGGGTGGTCGACCACGAGGCGGACTCCCGGATCGTCTACTACCGAATCTCCCGGGAGGGCGAAGATGACGCCACCACCTGGATGTCCGGGTACACCGTCACCGCGACCGACGCGGACGTGGAACTGGTCGGCGAGCCCGTACAGGTGCGCCGTCTGACCACGTATCAGCCCCTACAGGCGGGCGGCGGCGTCTCGGAGGCGAGGTCACTCGCCGACCAGATCGCGGCGCTTCTCACCGAGAGCGGCGCCCGGATCACCCTCGACGGACTCCCGGCCGACCCGGCCGGGCTGAATCACACCCACAGAGAGGAGCCCCCAATGGGCACCATCCAGATCGAGGAGTCCGAGCACGCTCGGCTCACCAAGGCGGCAGGCCGGGTCGACACGCTCATCAGCGAGCGCGACCAGAACGCCGCCGACCGCGACGCGGCCCGAGCCGAACTGGCCGGACACGTCCGCAACAGCCGAGCACGCGAACTCATCGCGGAGTCCACGCGCCGGTTCAACCAGTTCGAGGCGGCCGGCCTGCTGGTCGACCTGCCCCTGACCGAGGGAGGCGCCTTGGACGAGGACGCCTTCCGCACCCGGATCACCGACGCCGCCAAGGCGTTGGGCGAGTCCGGCCGCATCACCGGGAACGGTGCCGCGGCAACCACCGACAACCCCCGCCGCACGGCCTCGCCGTGGGGTCGGAAGCTGGAGGGCTGATTCATGGCGAAGAACGAGATCTTCCGCGACGCCGACCACCTGTCTCTGCCGGTTCTGGCGGGCAAGAAGGCCGGCGATCCCGTCCGTGTGGGCGGGCTCAACGGCGTGTGCCAGACCGACCGGGCCGCCGTCACGGTGGCGCCGTACAACTCCGACGGCACCCCGAACACCGCCTACAACTACGGCGGCGGGAACCCCGACGGCTACGCCACGGTGTGGCTGAAGGGAGCCCACTCCTTCGTCGTCGCGTTCGCCGTGGCGAACATCGGCGACCCGGTGTACATCCTCGCCGACGGGTCCGCCCTCACCGCTACCGCGGCGGGCAACAACCTGTTCGGGCACGCACTGACCACCAAGGCCGCTGCATCCGGCCCCCTGACCGTTCGTATCGCGAACTGATCGGAGTCATCTATTATGATCGAACTGCTCACCGGTCAGGCCGCGGTCAGCGCCGCCCCTGACAGCGAGTTCACTGGCACGGCCAACCCGCGCCACTTCAACATCTCCGAGTCGCTGCTGGACCGCGCCTCGACCCTGCTGGAGCAGGCCTTCGCCGGCCAATGGGGCGCCGACCGGCGTCTCGCCGAGGCGTTCGCCACCAGCGACTTCCGCCTGGCCGCGTTCGCCGCCATCGACACCGAGATGCTCGCCGCCTACGACGAGCTGCCCTCGGTGTGGCGGCTCTACACCGACGTGACCACCACCGACGACTTCCGCCCCAAGCGGCTGCTGTCCAAGTGGGCCAACACCGTCGGACTGGCCCGAGCGCCCGAACTCACCGAGTACCCGGCCGGGAAGTTCGGCGACGCCACCCCCTACGCGATCGCGGTCGCCAAATGGGGTCGTCGGTACGCCATCTCGTGGGAGGCGTGGCTGAACAACGAGGCGATCGGGGAACTGCAGGACCTCCCCTCCGTCCTGGCTCGCCAGGCGCGGGAGACCGAGGCGATCGCCGCGGTGTCGAACCTGCTGTCGGTCACGCTCGACGCGGACGGCAACCCCTCCGCTACCGACGTGAACACCGACTTCTTCAAGGCCGCCAACGGCAACGCCCCCACGGCGCTGCCGCTGACCCGGGACAACCTGAAGGCCGTCCTGGACGGCATGGCTGTCAAGAAGGACCCGAACACCAAGCGGACGGTTGCCCGCCCGCCTGTGGTCGTGGTCGTCCCGAAGGCACTGGAGGCTACCTTGCTGGGCATCATCCGGCCCACCACGGTCCGGATCACGTCCGGCAACACCACCGTGGAGCAGGTCAACGAGTTCGGCAACCTCGACTACGCGGTCGAGCCGATGCTGGACTACGTGAACACCAACGCAAACGCGGCCACCACGTGGTTCGTCGTCCCGAAGCCCGGCAGCCCCCGCCCGGCACTGTGGACCGCGTTCCTGCGAGGCCACGAGCAGCCTGACCTGCGGGTCAAGGCCGACACCGGCGCCCGGGTCGGTGGCGGGGACATCTCCCCGACCGAGGGGTCCTTCGAACTGGATGACATCCAGTACCGGGGCCGCCACGTGGTCGGGAACCAGACCGCCGACGCGCTGTTCACCTACGTGTCCCGCGGCGCCTGAGCCGTAGGACCTTGACCGGAACGACCCCGCTCACATCTTCCGCCAGAGGGAGCGGGGTCGTTCCATCCCCCACGAGAGGAGCCCCCGGTGACCGTGCTGCCTGACCAGGACCCGATTGCCCTTATGCGGCTCCTCATCAACGACACCGACCCCAACCCGAGTGGGCAGGTCTTCTCCGACACCGAGCTGGACGCCTTCTTGGCGATCGAAGCCGGTGCGCTGAAGGCGGCGGCCGCGCAGGCGATCGACACGATCGCCGACAACGAGGCACTGGTCAGCAAGGTCATCCGCTCCCAGGATGTGTCCACCGACGGTGCCAAGGTTGCCGACGCGCTGCGGAAGCGGGCGGCCGAACTGCGCCGTCAGGTCGCCGCCGAGCTGGACGCCGAGGACGGCGACGGCTGGTTCGGGGTCGTCCCCACACTCGGTCACGCATCCACCCCCGAACTCACCGACCCCCGAGCCTGGTGGTGACCCTGTGCGCCCGCTTCACTACGGCCGGGTAAACACCTCCGGGCAGCGCGGCCGCGCCATCCCGCTGGAGTGGGACGTGGCGCACCGCCCCTGGGCCCTGGGCACCGTCAAAGGCGAGGCGTCCATCTTCGACCCTGCGGCCGTTGGCGAACCGGTGTGGGATGAGCAGACCCAGCAGGTGCAGCCGGTCGAGCCGACGCCGTACTGGACGGGCCCGTTCAACGCCCGGGCTCTGGGTCGCGGGTCGGGCGTCTATTCCGCCGAGGATCCCGAGACGCTCGCCGACTACCTGATCACCATCTGCGACGAGGAGACCCCCGGGAGTGCCGTGCGGGCGGCCGCGCCGGTAGAGGGGCATCGAGTGGTGATCACCATGACCGATGATGCGGCCACTGCCGGCCTCGTCGGTTCGGCGTTCACCGTCGTCTCCATCACCCGCAACTCCTGGCGGTTCGAGACCGACCTGTTCTGCCGGTTCGCGATCTGAGCGAGGGAGGCTCCCTGGTGATCTTCCAGACCGTGCAGTTGCGCACCCTCGCAACCTCTCTGACCGCGGCCGGCGCCCAGTCGCAAGGCGACGCCCGGATGCTGATTGCCCAGTTCGCCTCGGCGATCGAGTCCGACGCCAAGGGCCTGGCCCCTGTGGACACCGGCGCCCTCCGGTCCAGCATCATCACCAGCATCGTGGACTCCGGGGTCTCGGTGCAGGCAGAGATCGGCCCCACGGTCGAGTACGGCGTCTATCAGGAACTCGGGACCTCGACTCAGGCCGGGACGCCGTTCATGGGCCCGGCGTTCGACAGGAACTTGCCTGGCTTCCAGACCGCTTCTGCCGCACTCGGAATGATCCCAACCTGATGCCCATTTCGTCGCGGGCGGTGTTCAACGCGATCGCCGTTCGGTGTGGGACGGTGCCTTACGCCACCGCCTACTACGGTGCGGTCGGGCGGCCGGTCCCCGGTGCTGCGGTTCCGGCAGACCCGCCTACCAAGTCCTCCATAGATCTGCGGACTGCCCCCTACTTGGTGGTATTCCCCAGTTCTCCGGCGGCAGGGCCGGATGAGGCGCTGTGCGATGACCTCCTCGGCTCGGGTCGCCTAACCGTCCAGGTCACCTGTGTGGCCGGTGATGTAGAGGATCTGCTGGCCCTGATTGATCGAGTCGATGCCGCCCTGTGCGGGTGGACTCCCGTCGTAGTGGGAGTACTGTGCGGGCGACTTCGACGGCCGGAGGGGTTCAACCCGCCGGTCCTCACCGACCGGGCTTTCACTCCGGAGCGGCTGTACGCGCCACTCCAATTCCAGTTCACCGCCCACATATAAGGAAAGCGCATGATTGACGATAAATTCGTTATGGCCGTCAACGCCAACGGAGACAAGCAGTACATTCCGCGGGCGTGGCTGGACCACCCCACTCTCGGCAAGGGGTTCACCCTCGCGCCGTCCCAGGCTGAGGCTGACCGTGTGGCCGAAGGGCCGTCGGAGTCGTGGACCCGGCAGCAGCTCATCAACTACGCCGAAGTCCACGGCATCGACGTCGCCAGCGCATCCCGCAAGGCCGACGTTCTCGCCGCCGTGCTCGACCCCACCTACCTCCCCGCCGATGGTGGGGACCCCCTCGACGCCATTGACACCAACGAAGGGGAGCGCTGACATGCCTCGCAGCTTGGCCGACGGCCACATCAAGTTCACCATCCTGCTGACCAAGCCCGCCAACCCGGCCCAGCCGACCGCGGCGGAGTTGGCGGCCGGGATCGACGCCTCGTGCAATATCTTGTCCTCGGACTTCACCTGGACTGCCTCGGAGTCTGACAAGGTGGCCGAGAAGGCGCTGTGCGTCGCCAACAACGCCAACGCCCTCGGCGCCTCGAACTTCCAGGCGTCCATCACCCCGTTCCGGTACTTCGACGCCACCACCAAGAACGGCTCCCTCACCGAGGATGTCGTCTGGGATGCGGTGATGACCAAGGGCACCACCCTGTGGGCGTACGCCCGCAATACCGCGAAGAAGTCCACCGACGCATGGGCCGCCTCGGATGAGATCTACCTCGGTGGTGAGGTGATCACCGACGAGCCGCAGACCCCCTCGGAGCGGGGCGGGTACATCAAGTACAAGGTGCCGATGGAGTTTCAGTCCGCCTGGCCGCACATCGCGGTGGCCTCCTGACCTGACTCCGGGCGGCGGCGGTGAGGTCGAGGGCCCGCCGCTGCCCGGTCCCAACCCTCACACCCCTCGACAGCGAAAGGAACCCCTCGACATGACCGAGACCCAACACGACGACCACACCCAGGGTGCGGAGTCCGACATTCACACCGACTGGCCGGCCAACGACTTCGCCGAGATAAGCGTGGAAGATGTCCTTGCCGAGGCGCGGTTGCCGGAGCGGTGGGCCCACGTGTGCCTGCGACCGGATCTGATGGCTGAGCATGATCGGGTGCTGGCTGAACTGTCCATGATGGTGGACTCTCAGGGCAACATCCTGGAGGACGTCGATCCGTCCCTGGCCGAGGGCCCGGTCGCCGAGGCGGCGCAGTCGCGGGCGAACCGGCTCCGCGAACTGCAGGAGCAGATGCGCGCCAAGACTTGGCACGTGCTGTTCCGTGGGATGAACTCCGACGACATTGTGATGTTCGAGCGGAAGTTCCGTCCGACCAAGCCCAACGCGGACATGACCGAGTTCAACCTCCGGCTGGTCGCCCAGACCGCCGTGTCGCCCGCGATCACCCTCGATCAGCTCCACCAGTTGCGGACCAAGCTCGGCAACCGCGGCATTTTGGAGTTGGTGGAGACTGCCCGGCGGGTGGTCTACTCCGACGGGGTGGACGTCCCAAAATCGCCCGGATTCTTGGCGAACCTCGGGCAGCAGTAGCGCGGCAGCAGGTCCAGTCGGCGCGGACCGCCCGGATCGCGCCGACCCTGTTTGCCGGTTCGCGGGTCCGGGTGACCGAGTACATCTACGACGACCCGGAGCACCCGGAGCGCCCCACCCGGGCGATCCACTCCCCGGAGTACACCGTCGAGGATCGAGCCCTACTGCTCGGACTGTCGCTGTACGAGTCACGCCGCTGTCAGTGCGGGGAGCCGCGGGAGCGGGCCTGGCATTCGGAGATGGACGGCTGGTACGTCGCCGACGAGTTCGTGTGTCTGGCCTGTTCGGCCAGACAGGGTAGGGAAGTGGCCTATACGGTCATGCGTGATGAGAGTCCGGCGGATATGCCGCTGCCGCCGTTCGTTCTGGGGAAGACCACCGTTGAGCCGGAGCGCAAGCCCACCTAAATGACCGAGGGGCGGTGATCGTATGCCGATTCGCTCGGTAGCTGTCCAACTGACCGCCAACGTGGCGGGGTTCGTCGCAGGGATGCAGACTGCGGCCGCGTCGGTGCGGTCCACGGTCGCCGGGATGACCGCGGCGACGGCCAGCGGGCAGCAGTTCCGGACCGGGCTCGACTCAGTGGGGGCGGCTGCGGGCCGGGCTGGTCTGGTGGCTGCTGCTGGGATCGGTGCGATCGTCTACGCCTCGGGACGGTTCGACAAGGCCATGTCGGCTGTGGAGGCCGCGACCCACGAGTCCGCGCAGGGTATGTCTCAACTCCGCGAGGCGGCTCTGGAGGCTGGTAAGGAGACCGTCTACTCGGCCACCGAGGCAGCCGGGGCGATCGAGGAGCTTGCCAAGGCCGGTGTGTCCACCAGCGACATCCTGTCCGGGGGGCTCGACGGCGCCTTGTCATTGGCGGCAGCCGGGGCCTTGGACGTGGGGGACGCTGCCGAGATCGCCGCCTCGGCGATGACCCAGTTCGCGTTGGAGGGCTCGGACCTCTCCCACGTGGCGGACCTGCTGGCTGCCGGAGCCGGGAAGGCCCAGGGGTCTGTGAGCGACCTCGGATTGGCGCTGAAGCAATCCGGGCTGGTTGCTGCCCAGGTCGGCTTGTCGATCGAGGAGACTACGACCGCACTAACGGCCATGGCCTCGGCCGGGCTGACCGGCTCGGACGCGGGCACCTCCCTGAAGACGATGCTCCTGGCGTTGACGCCAAAGTCTCAGGAAGCAGCCGAGATCATGGAGCATCTGGGCCTATCGGCCTACGACGCCTCCGGGGAGTTCATCGGACTGGAGGCCTACGCCGGAAGGCTCCAAGACGCCCTGAAGGGGATGTCCGCCGAGCAGCGGACCGCCACCCTGCACACAATCTTCGGCACCGACGCGATCCGGGCCGCTAACGTCCTGTACGACCAGGGTGCCGAGGGGATCCGCAAGTGGGCCGGGGCTGTCGATGACAGTGGGTACGCCGCCGAAACAGCCGCCAAGCGGCTGGACAACCTGGCTGGGGACTGGGAGAAGTTCACCGGCGCCCTAGAGACGGCCCTTATCGGGGCTGGTGACTCAGCAACCGGACCGCTGCGGACCCTGGTGCAGGGGGCAACAGCCGTGGTGGAGGCCTTCGACGCATTGCCGGCGCCGCTGAAGTCCGCCGGAGTCGGCCTGCTGGCCGTGACGGCTATCGGTGGCGGGCTGATCGCCATGGGCGCGAAGCTGATCACCGGGCTAGCCGGCGCACGGGCGGCGCTGGCGGCTATCGGCCCGATGGCGGCGTCTTCGACTGCCGGGCTGCGCCGGTTCGGCGCCCAAGTCCGCATGATCCCCGGAGACTTGCGGTTGCTGGCTACCACGGCCATGACGGCGGGGGCTCAGTCACAGAGGTCTCTGACTGCGACAACGGCGGCGTCCACCCGCTTGCGGTCCACCCTCGGCACTCTCGGCAAGGGAGCCGCTGGCATCGCCGCCCTGACCATTGCGACCACTGGGCTCGGGGACTCGATGGGTCTCACCAACACGGCCATGCTCGCCCTAGCCGGGTCGATGGCGGGCCCGTGGGGGGCCGCTGCTGGTGCAGCGGTCGGATTGACGCTGGACCTCGCTTCGGCGGCCAACGAGGCCGACAAGGCGATTGCTGACTGGCAGGCCAGCCTGGCCAAGTCCGAGGGCAGCCTGGAAGCTCAACAAGACGTGCTGGCGAAGGCACGCGCCCAGCTGATGGCCTACAACGACGACGTATCGAACGCCGGGTGGGGCAAGATTTCCAACCTGTTCGATCCGGACGCCATCATGAATGGCTGGGAGGCGTTCGCCACCGGGCAGTCCACGGTGGAAAAGATGGCGGCCGCCTTGCAGGATCTGGAGGCCCAGTCGGCCGCTAATGAGGCTGCTGTGGTCGAGTTGGCGGCCGCCTTCGGCGACGACATCACCCCGGTGTGGAAGGACGCGTCCGTCGCGGCCGACGACTACGCCAGCACCCTGGAGCGGGCCCGCCCGGCCATGGATGCACTCGGGTTGAGTGTGCAGGATCTGGCTGACATGGACTCCTCTCAGCTCAGCGATGCTACGAAGCGGATCGCCGATTGGACGAAGTACGCCGACTCGGGTCAGGGTCGGACGGCGGCCTTGGCGGATGCGGTGTCGGGGCTCAGTTCGGACATGCTGTCCACGGCGGATTCGGCTGCGGAGTTGTCGACGGCCCTGGACGAGCTGTTGAGTCCGGCCCTGGATGCCGAGGCGGCAACGGACGCTTGGCGCAAGGCCCTAGCTGAACTGCGTACGGAGTTGTCGAACACGGCCGGGTTCTCCGGCTATTCCGAAGCGGCGATGAAGAACCGAGAGGCTACCCGGTCCTACACCGAGGCGACCATCACCATGTTGAAGTCGCGGGCTGAGGCCGGGGCCGGGGAGAAGGAGATCGCTCGGCTGTTGCAGCAGTCCCGCGAGGAGTTCATCCGACAGGGCGTCGCTGCAGGGCAGAACGCTGAGGTGATGCGCCGGCGCGCAAACATCCTCGGATTGACGCCGAAGCTGGTCCGGACGGTGATGGAGGCGGCCGGGGTCGAGTTGACCACGCGGCAGGTCCGCAAGCTCCGCGAGGAGTATCGCGAATTGCCGGCCAAGGTCCGCACCCAGCTGGAGACGCCGGGATACCAGCTCACCAAGAAGAACATTCAGGAGCTTCGGCGGGAGTATGACCTGACTCCGGCGCAGGTCCGCACTCTGATTGAGCTGCGGGACGCCGAGGCACGGCGAGCTATCACGGGTGTGCAGCGGGAGTTGGGCAAGATCGGTCAGATGCGCCCGAATCCGCGGGTCACTGCGGATGGGTCGCAGGCCTCGGGGGTGCTGTCGCGGCTGTTGGATCAGATGCGGGCGTTGCACGACAAGTCGGTCACGGTGACCACGACCTACGTAACCCGGCATATCCGCAAGGAGCAGACCGAATCGGGGATGGGCCCACAGCCCGCCTCGCTGCTGGGGTCGCTGGGCGGGCTGCAGGGTGCCCGCGGTGGGCGCCGGGATCAGGGGTGGGAGAACGCCCCGAAGCCGGACGAGCCGTTGCGGCGGTTCGATACCAGGATGCCGGTGGAGCAGGGCGCCCGACTGTCGGGGATCACCTCGGAGTTGTCGGAGCTGCGGTCTTCGATGGCCGAAGCGGGGATCCGGTGGACTCGGTCGATGACCCGGCAGGCGGGCAGCCTGAAGGTGCTGGGCGCGGCCTACGACGAGCAGACCGAGGCGTTGGATGCGGCCGCTCAGGCGGTTGATCAGTCCCGACAGTCGCTGTCGGAGCTGCAGCAGGAGGCGTCGGCGTTCGGCGCCCAGTCGATCGGGCGATTCAACGCCGATCTATTCGCCGAGGACGGGTTATCCGGGGTGATGCGGCGGCTCGGGTCGAACGCGGGCGGCGCGGAGTCGATGCTGTCGACGCTGCAGGCTCTCGCGGCGGCCGGCCTGGACGGCGAGGCGTTCCGGATGTTGGCCGGGTCGGGTGATCTGCGGGCGGCTCAGCAGTTGTTGGCGGGTGGGTCGGAGGCGATCGCTGCCTACGAGTCGGGGGTGGCCCGGCAGTTGGCGGCTCAGCAGCAGCTCTCGCAGTACGTGCAGGACAGCGTGTATGGCAAGGCGATCGCGGATCAGACCGAGGTGGTGCGGCGTCAGCTCGCGGCGATGGAGCAGCAGCAGGCGCGTTTGGCCGAGCTGAACGCGAAGATCGCCGCCCAGACGGCGGTGTTGGAGCAGGCGATCAAGGAGGAGGCGCCGAAGCGGACCGGCAAGGAGGTCGCGGATGCCCTGAGTGGGGTCGCCGCGGATAGTGCCCGGTTGAGGCCGCGGCGGCCGATCGATGTAGGGGGTCCCCTCTAATGCGCCCGGTGCTGCTCTGGGATGACCTGCGCTTGAACGAGGAGGGTGTCCCGGCGTCGTCGCGGTTCACCCTGGAGGTGGCCGCGGAGGGCGCTTCATTCGGGAGCCCGGGCGCGGTGGTGGAAGTCATCGAGTCGCTGCTGCGTGATGGGGATCTGCTGCGGCGGACCTCCAACGGCAACCGGCAAGTGCCCTTCCAAGTCCGGGTCTCGTCCACCACGATGGCGGGCCTGGCCGAGGGCGAGGCGGCGCTGATGGCCCGTGAGGGGCGTACCTCGACGTTGAAGTGGACCCCGCCGACGGTGGGGGCGGAGGTTGCTCCGACCACGGTGTTCGACGTGCTGGACACCACGGTGGATTTCGTGTTCAGCGACATCATGGAGCTGCAGTACCGCCGGACGTTCTTGGTGACGTGGACATGCTGGCCGTGGCCCCGGTCGGCGGCCGAGGTGGTCACCGACGCGCTGCCCGCACCGGGGACGACTCTGACGGTCCTAGACCCCTGTGACACCGCCACCGACTGGACCAATGGGCAGTGGTCCACCATCGGGGACGCTGTGGCCATCTCGGCGGGCCAGTTCTCCATCTGGCCCGGCATGGATGGGATCTGGACAGCGATCCGGGGAGCCGACTTCACGGTCGGGTCGACGCCCTACCTTGTGGCCGAGTGGCAGCCTTCGTGGCTGGTGCCCCCCGAGAAGCAACCGATCCCGTGGTTCTCGGTCAACGGCACCCGGCTGGCACCCATTGCCGATGTGATGACCACCGACGGGTGGCGCCGCACGGTGTGGCCGATCGGGTGGCTGTACTCCTCGATCACCGAGCTGCGCTGGGATTCTCTTACTGAGGCTCCCGAGGGGTGGCGGGTGCGAGGGCTGTGGCTGTCGAACTACGTCCACCAGTACCCCACCCCACGGCAGCAGACCCGGATCGTCACCCCGCGGGGGTCGGTGCGGACCCAGGGGACGATTCAGGTGTCACACCCCAGCGCAGCGCTCGGCCGGGTGCTGGTGCACACCAGCCCGGCCGCGGGCGGCAACAGCCCGGCGTGTATGCCGTACCTGGTGTCCTCGGAGGCCCGGGTGGCGAACGCCTCCAACATTTCCGGGTACTCCACGCCGGTCAACACGCAGGCGGCCCGGTTCTCGATCCCCATCTCCGCAATCCCCAAGGGCGGTGCGCACATCATCGCCCGGGTCCACTACACCACGGCGGGGTCGCGGCGACTGGCGTATGCGGCCGAGACGTGGCTGGGTTCGGCCAAGGTCGGGACGGTCACCCTGTCTGGGGGCATCACCACCTCGTGGAACGCCCAAACGTGGTATTTGGTGGCGCTGGGGATCGAGACTCTGCCGCCGGTGCAGGCCGGGGCTCAGGCCCGGGTGGTGTTGGACGTGCAGAACGTCACCGCATCAACGACGGCCTACATCGATGAGGTGTGGATCCTGCCCGTGGGCGACGGCGCGGCCTACACCATCGTGGACTGTGGCTCCGGATCCCCCGCCACGGGTGGGCCGTCGAACCTGCTGTGGATCGATGCTCCCACGCTGGCCAATCCGCAGGGTGGGATCTGGCGTGGCACGGCCGAGGATCGGTCTGATGCCGTCCACGCGGGGCCCTACGCGCAGGCATGGTCGGTCGGTTCGGGAGGTCGGGGGCACGAATTCACCCCTGGCGGGACGAATGTCTTCGTGGTCAGCGAGGGCGCGTCCGGCGTGGCGGTCTCCTACAAGCATTGGCCTCGATGGGGCCACAATGCGGCCGAATAGGAGCGCGGCGTGCATCCTCGCATTAACGGTGTCTGGGCGGCGGAGGTCAGCCCGTTCAGCCGGCCGGTCATCCGGTCTCGCTGGGACGGCGGATGCGTCGAGGCGTCGTGGCAACACCGGTCGGGACCGCATTCGGCGTTGAAGGCGACCTCGCTGGTGCAGATCTTCGACGGGGCCATCCCGGTGTGGGCCGGTCAGATCCGCGAGTACGACCCGGATAGCGGGGTCGTGTCGTGTGTGGGCCTGAGCGCGGAGGCTACGGCGCTGGCTGTCGATTCGACCGGTGCCGCTACGGCGGTCCCGGACACGGCCCTGTCTGTGGCGGTGTCCCGGGGGGCGTTGCGGTGGGTGGTGCCGGTGCTGTCGTCGGTGCCCTGGTCGGACCTGAGCGATGGTGTGAGCACGATTGACACGATGCTCAACGCCCTGGCGCGGCAGTACGACCGACACTGGGGGGTTGGACCCGATCGGACGCTGTACTGGGAGGCGACTCCGACAGCCCCGCGGTGGCACATCGCCCCGGGGGTGGTGCGCCTGGCCCTGGCCGAGGATGACTACGCCTCGCATCTGTACGGCACCTACGACGACGGGACGGCCACACCGAAGGTGGCCACAGTCGGCGACGCCGCGTCGGCGGCCCGGTGGGGCCGTCAGGAGAGGTCGGTCGATCTGACTCCGATGGGCGCGATCACCCTCGCCACGGCCCAGGGTGTGCTGACCTCGATGCTGTCGCGGGGAATGGCTCGGCCGCAGTACTCGGGGCCGTTGGAGTTGACCGCGGGGCAGTTGATCAACCCGGGTGGCTCTCCGGCGCATCTGCCCTCGGTGCGGGCCGGTCAACTCGTCCGGGTGCACGGGCTTTACGACGAGACGGTGACGCTGGGGGGTGCGACCTACGTGGATCTGGTGATCGGCGAGTGTACCTATCAGGCAGGCGCGGCTACTGTCTCGCTGACTCCGCAGGGCGCTCCGCCGCGGACCCTGGCGGAGGTGCTCCGAGTGGCGGCGTCCTGATGCCTGATCT